ATGTTAGCTCGGGCTTTTGATCAACGTACCGTAATACAGCTAGATGTGCGTAATCATGGTTTATCTGGGCATAGTGAGCAGATGAATTATGATTTAATGGCACAAGACGTGTTAGACACACTGGATGAGCTGAATATCCAAAAATTTTCCCTTATTGGACATTCCATGGGCGGAAAAATCTGCATGAAAGTGGCGGAGAAGGCTGAAAACCGTGTTGTTCGTCTAGTTGTATTAGATATTGCACCATTTGCTTATCAAGAAAACCATCATGAGAAAATTTTTAAAGCATTATTTGCTGTACAGGAAGCTGCACCACAATCTCGTTTGCAAGCGACTGAAATCATGAAGAAATTTGTTCCTGAAGATATGGTTGTTCAGTTTTTATTGAAATCATTTACGCAAGGCAAATGGCGTTTTAATTTAAATGCGATTTTTGCGTATTATTCAGAAATATTGTCTTGGAAAGAAATAAGTCCATATACAAACCCAGTATTGTTCCTGCGTGGTGGTATATCTCCATATATACATAAGCCAGAGCATTTCGAGGCGATTCAGCAGCAATTCCCAAATGCGGAAGTTAAAGAAATTTTAAATGCTGGGCATTGGTTGCATGCTGAGAAAACAGATGAAGTGTTGCTTGAGATACAGAACTTTTTGAAAGCGTAAAAGATGATGTACGGCGATCTTGTTTATGCAAGATCGCGTATCTAGAGCTTATATAGTTAGATTATATTGATTTCGTATAATGTGTGCGAGATTATGTTACATAGGCGATTTGCAACCATGTCAGGGGCAAATCGGCGTTATTTAACATCAATCTGCATTATACGAGGTCGAAATATTTAGCCTAAGCAGTTTAAAAACTATAACTACAAAATCAAAAAAGGGCATTTAGCCCTTTTTTTGTACTCAATGAGAGGGGATTGCTCGGTTATCCCACTTCATCAGCTTCTATAACTATTACTTTTTTGTCTCGACTTTGATTTTACCGTCTCTCGTAACTTCGATTATTCCTTCGATCAGTGTTTGTCTGATTATTTCATGGAATATTTCAGTATCTCTCAATGGTTTTTCGCCTGCCTTTACCAGATCTCTATTTAGCTTTAGGGCTACTTCATTCAAAGCCTTTTCTTCTTCGTCTGTAAATCTGAATGTCTTAGCCATTTGATATTCCTTTTAAAATGATTTCATTCTAAATGAATTTGTGATTTGCGCTTGTGTTTATATGTGATTTGTGTTTTTATGCTCGTAAAATGATTTGTGAATATGTGATTTCATGGATAAAGAACAAGCATTCGAAATTGTAGCCAAAGTTATCTTTGACCGTGGCGTGCAGCTCATTATAGGGGGCAGTCCTGCTTTTGAGTCTGAAGCTGTTCTTTTTTACATTGAAGATACGATGGCAGAGTGGGGCTACAAGTCTCCTAAAGTAGCTGAGTATTGCGATTCACTTAAATCAGAGAATGACAACTTCCGCTCAATGGGGATCTGCTAATGGATAAGTATAAAAAACAACCAATCCCCACTTTATTATCGGGGGGATTGAAAAAAGAAGCAGTTAAAACCCCCATTAATAAGATGGGGGTAACGAAATTTGATACACAACCTCAAGATGCCGATCTCCCGTTCCAAGAGCATTCTCTATATACCATTCCTCGAACTCACATGCTCATGACCAATGATGGCGTAAAGCATGTTGAGTACCGTATGCCTGCTGATAATGAAATTGCAGTTATTGACTGGGTAAATTTCACCATTGGAATTGAAACAATGGGTGATAAATATTGGCAGGAAGATGAATTTATTCTTGATTCACATCGCTGGACTGCTGCGGTTGAAGCTTTAGAAGTTGATTTACAACATATATTTGGTTTTACAACTTCATCTTGCCGTAATAAGGGTCTTAACTTTTATGAGCAAAGCTATGTTTTAGGTGAAGATTTCGGATTTATTTGTATTGGTGGTCAACGAAATACGCTTTTAATCATGATCAATGGTCGAGGCTGTAACTTTGCTAAAAGTGGTTGGGAGTTAAGACTTTACAATTTCTTAGTAACTAAGGCTAAACGCGCTAAATTAACGCGAGTTGATATTGCTCATGATGATTTCGAAGGTAAAAACGTCAATGTTGATTGGGGCAATATGCAAGATGGACTAGGGGGCTTTCAACTCGGTAATCGTGCGCCAAATATAGAGCATAAAGGTAATTGGAAACGTCCCAATGGTCGCGGTCGTACACTCTGTATCGGTTCCCGCGATTCAGGCAAATATCTGCGTTTATACGAAAAAGGTCGTGCTGAGGGTGACCCAAACGACAACTGGCAACGTGCAGAAGTTGAATTCAAAGCAATTGACCGTGTTCTACCGTTTGACATGCTTTTAGCACCATCAGAATTCTTTATTGCTGCTTATCCATGTTTCAGAGATTTGGCTCAACATTTACAGCCTGAACGCATTGAAACAATTAAAAAAACAGCTCAAATCAACTTTCAAACTGCCATTGAGAATCTTAAACATCAATATGGCAAGTATATCAATATCTTCAAGGACGTATTTGAGCCTGAAGAACTTATCAATTTAATTTGCTGTGCAGATCCGCTCGCATATCCCAAGCGATTAGATCATGTGCTTATTACTGCTCGGAGAATGTAATGCATACATCAACTGTAAAAATCTTAGGTGCTAAAGCTGTTGATTTTAAACCTGATGATAAATCAGGTCGTCACTATGATCATGTTTCATTGTTCTGTGAAATTCCTATGGATTTATCTCAAGGTACTGCTATAGGAAACGGTTGTGAGATTTTCAACTGGCAGGATTCTTCAAACATGGCTTTATTGCGCCAGTTCAAACAAAAGGATTTTCCAATCATGGCTGATATTACATTTGACATGGTGACTACTGGTAAAGCAATGAAATATGTAGTTGTAGATGTGAAGCTACCAAGTCCGCAACCAAAAACACCTTAGTAATCAAAGGATTACTACACATCATTTCGTATAATGTATAATATGTAAATAAATCAATAACTTACATTAAAAAATAGGATAGCAGTGTAATGAAAATATATCAAGTGATGGGGTCAAACCAAAAAATGTGTCCAACCTGTGGCTCATATTTTCATTACCAATTTTTACCGTTTCATCAATCTAATTGTAACGGTTAAGGATTTTAAAAAATGGACACTGATCAAACTGAACAGCTCAATCAGTGTCTAGCTGCTCTAGCTTCATCGCAGCAACACTGGTGGGACGCATTAGCAATTACACAAGAACAAGCCGATCAATTATCAGGTCTAACTTGGCAAATGATGGGTGCTGCTATTGTCTACATGCTAATCGTCAAATTTTTAAATAAAGCCTAAAGGGGGATATCCAATGGCTGAACTAAAAAACGTTGAACGCATTCAACAACAACCTAAATGGTATCAACGCTTTCTCTTCAACAAAAAAACAGGCACAGCATTAGCTGTCGTTGGTACAGCAACTGCTGTTTCAACTTCTGCTAACGCTGGTGTCGCTGAGGTTATCTTTAGTGCAATCACTGCCGAAGTAACTTCTGTTCTCAGTTCTCAAGAAGCCCTTTATGGTGTCTTGATCGTATTCTTCATTGCCTTACTTATTTGGCGTATGGGTAAACGTACTGTCAACAGTGGTTGATCAACAGAACCCACTTCGGTGGGTTTTTTTACCACTTCGCGCTCACCTGCTACGCGTGTAGCGCGAAAGCGAGGGGAGCGCGGAAAGTGGAACAAGAAGCATCAATTCTCTTTTGGATTAAACCGTTATGTATATTTTTAATCACTTACTTAATAATCAGAAAAAGCTAGGGTTAAAACTCGTCATAATCTTTGGCTTAATCCTCAATCCTATCTTTTTAATTAACCAAGCAAATGCTGCTATTGGTGGTTGGTCTTTATCTAATCCAGTCGCTCAAGGTGCATCCACTGTTTACGATGCTACAAAAATTGTCCTTATTAACGGCAAAAATGTTGTAAAAACTTCTGTTGTTACGATTACGCCAACTGCTGCTGAAGTTGCTAAAGTTCTAGCTCGTGGCGCTGCTGTTGGTGCTTTAACTGTTGCAGTAGAGCAGTTATTAGGTGCTGTTGATTGGGTAATGGATCCTGAGAATAGTTTAATTTTATATACTCAAATTCCATCAGGTGAGTGTACTGTTAATAATAATAATTGTGACACTATTCCTAAAGTCTATAAGCTTAGTAATCTTCTAGATGCCAAGGTTCACTATTATGCCGATGGTCCTTCAGCCTGTAGAGCATTTAAGGCTGATCGTGATGCTCGTGGAATACAATTAGGTGATTATGTAAGTTTCAGCACTACTTATGGTTGTAAATTTTCTATTAGTGGTAATGGTACTCCATACTCATATGTAACAAATCCTGCTTATAACCCAACTGCAGAAAATGACAAAAGATCATTACCCCTTACAACTGTTGCCGCTCAAGTTATTTCTAATGCTGAATCTGAAGATGCTCAAGCTAAAGCTGTAACTATGGCTGCTGCTGCTGACATCGTAAATGAAGCTGAAAGCGATGAAACTAAAGCACGCCCAATTGCTACCGAACTAGACAAAGCTGTATCTACTGCCACTGATGAATCTGCAACTGGTGAAGCTACACAAACAAAAACAGATCCAACAACTGGTGAACCTGTTACAGAAACAACTGATATAGCTTTAGAATTTCCTACTTTCTGTGGTTGGGCACCTCTTGTATGCGAAGCTGCTCAAACTGTTATTTCATTCCCCCAAACTCTCACAAATTGGTGGGAAACAGGTACAAAAGCTGTCACCGAAACATGGGTAGCTGTAAAAGAATGGGCAAAAGAAGAAACACCAGAAAAAGAAAATACAGAATTAGAAATTGATGAAACACCCCCTCAAGTTGAAAAAGTAATTGCAAGCTTTGGCGACAATGTTTGTCCCTCAATGTCTGTTTCTTGGCATCTCCCTTATTCAAATATTTCTCTTGATCTAACACCTACAAAACTCTGTGAAATTGCCTCAGGAGTTCAAGGCTTTGTCATTGCTCTCGGTTTTTATTTTGCCTCTCAAATCGTCGGTAGGAGGGTTTAATCATGGGATTAGCTTCTATTCTTGCAACTGTCACAAAATCTTCACAAGAAGGTTTTATATCACGTGCTCTTACTGGTGCAGGTATTACAGTTGCTTCCTATGCAGTAAATAAACTCTATCTAGAAGATTATATAAATCAATACATTGCTTCTTTAAATGGCACCTCTGCGTTTGGTGCTTCTCTGCTTCACATGTCAGGTGTGGACGTATTTATGCAGACAATACTAACTGCAACCCTCATAGCTATGGCTCAAAACTCGTCACAATTATTTTTGAAAAAGGTATAACGCATGATTAATTTGTTAACAGCTCCTCCAGGTGTGGGCAAAACTCTTTTTGCTGTTATGCAGCTAAAAAAAGTTTATGACCAAAACAATAAAAATATTCCAGTTTCTAAAGCTAACTATGCTTTTAATATTCAGCATCTTCTAGAAAATGCAGATAAAAAAATTACTGTCGATTTAGTTGAGTTCAAGGGAAATCAGAATCTTTTTGAACAAATACGTATCTCATTACAAGACTATGACGCTAAAGAAATCACGCTTTTAGAATATTTTGAATGCTTCAATGATTACGATTTCGGAGAATTTAACTCTGAAAAAGTAACCCCTCAGCATTATTTTCTTTCAACGTCTTACAATCTGATTGCAAACTTTGCAAACAAGCAACTTGATACAAAGTTCAAGCCCATTCCCCCAGTACGTCAAATTTACTCTGACATTAACGGACTTCGCATAGATGATGTTTTAGAAAGTCCTGACGACTGGAGAACTTGTCCCGATGGTTCAGTTATTTTTTATGATGAAGTACAGAACAGAAAGATATATAAAAATACCAAAGAGAAAAACGACATCATTGGCGATCTAACTGTTCACCGCCATCGAGGTTTTGATATTTGGTTTATTACTCAATTCCCTGTATTGATTCATACAGAAGTTCGCGCTGTCGTTGGTAATCACTACCATTTATCGCGTCCTTGGGGCTTACCACAAGCTTACGTGCATGTTTGGTCTTATGCTGTTGTAGATCCAAACTCATTCAGCAAAAAACGCGCTGCTGAACGTACATTTAGATTTAGTTATTCAAAAGACATTTACAAGCTCTACACGTCCTCAACAATGCACACCCATAAAATTAACTTACCTAAAAAGCTAATTTTCTTGGGTATCGTGATGTGTGGTGGTCTTTATATGGCTTATAACGGTTTCTCTAAAGGCACAATATTCAATAAAGGTTCTGATGTAACTGAAAAAGTTAATGCTGCTCAACAAGCTAACCCTTTTCAAAAAGGTCTAGTTATTCCTGAACAATACAAAGAACAAGTAAAACTCTGCGTTGAACAATTTAAGTGGACTGAACAACAATGTTTAGAAGCTTACGATCCTAAAGCTATCGAAGCTCGTAACGAATCCTTAAAGACTTCCACTGGTAATTCAATGGAACAAGTAGTGATTAACTACAATCCAAATAAACCTTTTGAAACGTCATACAATCCCAATGTTCAAGCCGTTGATTTTCCAAAATTCTCAGGCTGTATGAAAAAAGGCAATCGCTACGTTGCTTACACTCAACAAGGCACTATCCTTCACGAAGTATCAGACGCAGATTGCAGAAGGGTTATTGAAGATGGTGATCGTCCATTTGATTACTTTAGACAACCTCAACAGGTAAAAAATAATGCTGGAATACGTACTGAAACAACTGCTACGGAATCTAATAAATTGGATGTTTTACAAGCTGCGAACTTGGAAGAGAAGAAAAAAACCAACTTGGAACCAAACCGTGAACAAGGAGTGATTTGATGAATGCACAAGATTACGCAGCTTTACAAAGCATGCTTTTTATAGTTTTCGCTTCGGGTGTTTTTGTCGGTGCTGCATGTACTGGCTTTATGACCAGACTAATAAATCTATTGTCGAGAAAAATTCAATACCCTGACCGCGTTAAAGTTCAAGATGGATACCTCTATCGAGATAAACACGTTTTTATGTCTTTAGAACAGCGTAATCTTTGCAGAAAAAAAAGACGTGATCTTTTTATGGACCGTGTCAAAAACAACCCTGAAATTAATAGAGCTAAACAACGTGTCATTATCATGTTGTCTTTACTATTCTTAGTTTCATTACTATCTTTTAGTTTTTTTGCTAAGACACCATTGATATGAAAATTTTATTAGTTTTTTCTATAATTTTTTTTATCGGTTTTCTTCTTTGCCTTAACCACATCTACTGGTCTTGGGTTTTTGGTATCTAGCCGATCTTTTAAGCTTAACTAGCGAAGTCTGTTAAGTCTTAAAAGTTGGCATTATCTATATGATTTTAAATAGGCTGAGATTTCGTATAATGTGTGCGAGATTATGTTACATAGGCGATTTGCAACCATGTCAGGGGCAAATCGGCGTTATTTAACATCAATCTGCATTATACGAGGTCGAAATATTT